ACCTTTGTTAAGGCATTACTAACATCAGAGATTGTTATTGACATTTATTTTCACCGCCTTTCCATTGTCTGTAAATTTAATATTATGAATCAATTATAATCTACCTTCTAATGCTTGTCTTATTGAATCTCCTAGATTATCTCTAGTTGTTCTTGTTTCTCTTGGAGCTTTATCTGATAATGTTGAATTTTCTTCTGTGTATAGTCCTGGTCTCTTTGCTTTACCTAGTTCTTTAGATTTCCAGGCTGTTAACTGATCGTCATATTTAATTTTATAAGCTATTTTGTAATCTTGAATACCGGTTTCGTTCATGTATTCTAAGATTTCATCTACATCAAACTTAGGTCTTCCATCACTACCATCTAAATCTTTAGAGTATTTGGTCATACCGTCTAAAAGTTTTTCTGCTTGTCTAACACTATTGTATTCTTGGTTAAACCTGTCTTTAGTTATAAGTCCTAGCTCATCTATGTCTTCTTTAGTTAGTAAACCTATTTTTTTAGCCGCTTCTTTAGCAAGTCTAACTTGCTCATCATCTTGGTAAGCTGGTTGTGTATTTTTTGTTTCAAATTCTTTAAATTTACTTTCATAGTCTTGAATTTTCTGCTCATACTCTTTTATTAGTTGAGATTTTTTTGTAAATTCAGGATATACTCGGTCAATTTTAGTGTCATATCTTTCTTCAGCTTCTTTTGCAAGTTTACCGAAGTTAACAAGCTCCTCTAATTGTTCCTTAGTATATTCTTCCTCTCCAAACTTATAATTTTGTACTACTTCACGATCCTGGTCATTATTTTTTTCAAATAGTGCCATACATACCTTTCCTGACATCTCCTATAAATAGGAATGTTCAATGAGGATTAACACCTCGAAACTTATACTGCTAATATCTTAAATGGTAATAGGGTAACTGGTCAAATTTTAGGGTATTTTTCTTTAACTTCTGTTATATGTTCTTCCCATTTGTTAGTTCCGTTAATCTTATCCCAATAAATCATATCTAGTTGACTACCTATTTCCCCATATTCTTTTATTCTTTTCTCGTATGTATTAAGTATTACATCCTGCTCGTTAGCAATTATTAGTGCATTTTCTAGTTCCTGCTGGGTGGGTGTTATATCTTCTCCTGTTATGTCATTTTTAACAACTCGTTTAGTTCCGCTTACAAATAAGGGTATTTGTGTGTCTTTAAATATTATATTTATTGCTTTTACAAAATCGTTATTTGTCATAGTTTTTTAATCACTACATAGGTGTACCTTTCATCATACCCTGTTATATTTCCATCAAAACCAAACCTACTGTTAGCATTGCCTGTTGATGCATATTGGTCTACCCTAAATCTATCACTTCCATTACTTGTTATTATTCCTATTGCATAGGGTACTCCATAACCAGCATAGCTAAAGTTTGCATTGTTGTTTTGTCCGTAAAACTCTAATGAATTTTGTGTGTCGTTCCATAATCTAATCCTAGAACCGTTAGTTCTGTATATTTGCCCATATATTTGAATAAGATATGTTCCTGCCTCTAATGAAAATAAATCACTTGATAAATAAGTTACATAAGAGTTAGGGTCATATAATGTTGTGTTTAAATCCATATGTGTCCAACCTATTGTATTTGCAACCTGTGGTAATGTGTCTTCTGCTTTTTCATCAATAATTACTGCATACCCTCTCTCATCTTTTACTTTTTGAAATACATTTTCCATCTCCCACTTACTTGTTGAAGAGTTCCATACTAGGTTATCTTGATTAGAAAGTCCTGTTGCATCAACATCAAGTAAATTATTTAAATTAGTATTATATGTAGGTTCAAATAATGTACTTCCATAATCATCTGTTTCTCTTTCGTACACAGTTACCACAAAAGTAATATCTAGTGTTTCACCACTAATATTTTTTAGTGATGACTTTGTTAAAGGATACAAATAATTTCCGTTGTGATGCCCAAATAATGCCCTGTCTGTTCCATCTGTTTCTGAAAAACTTTGATTGATCGGTTCTACATAAGTTTCACTTTTAGTATAAAGTTCAAATACTGCATCTGTTGATGTTGAGTTCCAACTAGTTCCGTCATATTCCAAAAGTACTCCATCAATATAACTTTCACCTGTATCATTACCCCAAGCAACATAATCAGTATTACTTTGAGTATCTGTTGTTTCAAGTACAATCCAATAAGTTAAAGTACTAACATCTGGTTCAAGAGTATAGTTAAAATCTATCCAATCAGCAGTAGAAGATAAACTACTTGCAGAAACAGTAACTGATATTCCATTTGTTATTACTGTTCCACTTGGTTCTCCAGCATTATCTGTTTGAATACTTACTGACAAATTCCCTGTTGGAGAACCAATTTTTCTAAGATATGCCCTAATTTTACCAACTCTACCCTCATATTCTGGAATAAAACTTTGTGCTAGTTTTGTTGAGGTTACTGTTGAACGAACTGTAATTTTCATATCCATTGTGTTATCTCTTAAAAACCAAGTTACACTTCCTACTATATTTTCTTTACAAAGGTGTCCTGTATAATTTGCTGGAGATGAAGCTGTCCATCTATGATATGTATCACTTGCTTGTGCAACAGTTTGAATTACAAGCCAATATTTAACACCACTAGTAAGTATTGGTCCATCTACTTTTATAATGTTTTCACTACTAGGAACAATATTAAACTCACCACTTCCTAACACAGTACCTGGTTCGTCTGAATTATCTGTATAAATACTCCAAGTAGCAGGATCGATTGGAGAACCTGTATTATTTCCAAAAGGTACTGATATTTCTGAAACTGGTCCTGTTGCTGGTGCTGTAAATTGTTGTCCTTGCCTATAGTTAAAGGTAGCTCCAAGTTTACCAACTACCCTAGAAGTTCCTGTTGCAACAACATCTAATGAAGCACCTGTATACACTGGTCCTTGTATGTTTTCTGAACTGTCATAATTGCTTGATGGATTATCAGCGAAAACTGCCTCTGCACTAAAACCATTAACATATCCATAAAGTCTTCTACCATACCCTGTTGGGTCTGTTTGATGATTTATTACCATTACCCCATCATCTACGACATCTGCTCTTTTCATATATTGCACAAATTGTTGATTGATTATATAAAGTGATGTTGTTGATATAGCATACCCTACTAGAATAAGTGCTACTTGTTGTGAACCTTTAACTGGTGCTGGTAGTGTTTGAGTTACTGCACCTGCTATTGAACTAGCATAAACTTCCTTAAACGGTGTTAATCCTGTAAGTCCATCAATAATTCCAATAACAGTTATTTCTCCTGTACGATTTATATCAATTCCACCACTTTCAGTTACAAAACCTCTTATAGAGTTAGTTAGTATGTTTGTGTTATCAAAATCTAACATATATGCCTTGCCATCATCTGGGTCTACATATACATAGTTAGTTTCATTTAAGAGTTCTCCTGCTGTTACTGTTATTGTTTTAATAATAGTTACATTTTGTGTAGCCCATTTAAGTCCTGTTGGCTGAGAACTATCTGCTGTTAGAACTTGGTCGTCACTCCCAACTGGTAGTCTTGCAGGTGCTGTATCATAAGTTTGTATATCGCCTTTTGTTGTTACTGATAAACTTCCTGCAGTACCTACAATCCATTTTGAGTTTGTACTATCCCATTTTAAAACATTTCCATCTGCAATACCTGATACATCTACATCACTCATTTCTTCTAACTTATGATAAAGAGTTGGTCTAACAAGTAACCTACCTGTTTGACTTGCACCTGTTTGAACTTTTACAACTGCTGCTACTTCAATCTTTGTGTCTGGAACTGTTGGTGCTGTATTGGTTAACCCCCCTGTTGTATTTGAAAAGTATAGTATGTCGCCTACACTCCAATCAACACTATCACCATTATCTGGTGTATCTGTATAAACATCATTAACATAACCAAACCAAGTAACATATCCAAAACTACCATTACTTATATCTTGTGTTGCTACTCCAATAAGATATGTAGGGTTTGCTTGTATCTCTGATACAACGCACTCTTTCATAAGTATGTGGTCGCCTTGCACTCCTGCAAATTGCACTAAAGCACCATTTGAAATATCGCCACTTGCTTTGCCATAAAAATGTATCTCTTGTCCTAATTGTAGTATTACATCAGAATTAAGTTTTACATCAAGAGTTCCGTCTACTGAGTTCCAGAAAATAGTACCTGCTGATTCGCTATCTGTTACTGTGTATGAGGTATCTAATACAACACTATCTATTGGAGTAACCCCTCCAACAACACCACCTGCAACATCTTCGCCAGGATGGTCGTGGAATATTATATTACCTTTTACTACTTTATCTATTCGTAGGCTCATTAGAATGCGTTTGCATAGTCTTGGTAAGTAATAGTTCCTCTACCTGCCCAAGCACTACCATAACTTGATATTGTTGGATTATTTGTAACTGTTGCATGTCCAAATGATACAGCACTGCTTGTGTCTATTTTTTTTAAATACCAATTACCTGTTTTGTCTTCTTGTCCAATGTAGGTAACTGTTGTAGATGCTTCTTCTATGTCATTAACATTCCAAACATCTATATCAAAGGATTGTGAAACTTCTGCTATTGTACCTACTGATACGCTGATAGCAGTTCCAAGATCTACTTTAACCGCACCTTCTTCTGTTACAACAACTCTTCTAACTGTTGCGTCGTTAGCAGTTCCGGAATGTCCTGTTATTGCTGGAAATCTATTCTGATCTTGAATTGCATATTGGTCAGCCATTTTGAGGTATCTTAACTTTTAACTTAATCTTACCTGTTTCAGGTCTGTAATCCATATCGCTCTCTGCCTCTTCCATTTCTTCCATTATGTCTTTTTTTCTTATATAAACAATGCACTTACCAAAATCACTGTTAGTTATCTTTTCTACTTCGTAACCAGTCATTTGAAAAAAATCATCAAGTTTAGCTTCAAACTCATACATATACTGAAATGATTCAGCTGGATCAAATATAAAAGCATATTCTTTATACATTAAATTTTTAGACATTATTTACCTTTCTTTGCTTTTCTTCTCATCTCTAAAGCAATAGCTATGGCTTGTTTTTGAGGTTTATCCTCTTTTCTAAGCATAGATATATTTTTTGATATTGTTTTATCTGAGTATCCTTTTTTCATTGGCATTTAAATACCTCCTTGAGGTGGTAACCCACCTTGAACTTGTTGACCTCCTGGTACTAATCCTACATCTCTTAATACTTCTAATATAGCAACTTTTATATCATCTGTGTTAGTTGCTTGTTGTTGTGGTTGTTCAGGCATTGGTCTATCTAATGCCTCTAAGAATTCTTGAGTATTACCAAACTTAAATGTATCTACTAATGATTTGATTACAACATCTATCTGATCAGGTGTTACGTATCCAATCTTTGCAAGTTCTAGGAAGAATGCTGTTACTTGTTGTGCTATTTCTCTTTTACCTTCCATTGTAAATGCTGCATCTGTTGATACTTCTACATCTACTTTTGCATCTCTAGATATTATTGCTATGTCTTCAGGTAAGTTTTCACCAATTCTTTGTCTTGCTTCCATACCAATTTGTCCAACTATTTCAAAATATCTAGGTTCGCCATTCTCTAATCTTCTTATTGTTTGTGGCGTGATAAAGTGATCTGATGCAATGTCTAGCATTCTTTGAGCTATTATCTCTACAACTTGTTTAAATTGGTCTGTGTTTATTTTAAGGTTTGCAAATTCTGTTGCTTTTAATGATTCAATAGCAACTCCTGATTTAACTCCAGGAGGAAGTTGTGCTAGTGCTGATGTACTTGCTCCTTGCTCTTCTATAAATTGCTCTAGTAATTTAACAAAATTAAAAACATGTCCTGGTAGTGATGCCATTTGTGCTTGTTGAGGAGGTGTTGCTGTATATTCAATAACTTGTCCTCCAGGTACGTTAGTTGGTCTAAAGTCCTCACCTTTTCTTTTAAGCCAGATACCTGTTGTCATTGTGTTAGTGTATTTTTCAATTCTGTTCATAATCAAATCTAAGCTCTTGTTTGCTGGAATGAATCTTTCTATCTGTGGTGTTTGATAAAGTGGTCCAGGTTCCATTGTGAGCGCTATAAATGGGTATTCTTCATTAGGTAAGTATTCATCAAATAACCATACATTACCTGCAACGAATGTATGTCTCATTACAACATCACCAATATCTTTATCTCTAACTGCTTCAGGATATTTACTTGCTATAAATGGAAAATTATTTTTATTTAAATAAACCTTTTGAAATGCTTCTTTTAAAATTACTGTTGCATTGTTATCGTCATTGCTACCCTTACCGTATCTTGTTTGCATGTATGCATCTTTTATCTCTGAGTTTGCGTACTTCCAGTCAGGAGATATCTTTGTTTTTTGCTCTCCATTAAACATTTCATTTGCTTTTATTTTAGAAACCAGCATTGGTATTGCTTTTATTACGTATGGACTATCTTCAATGTCTGTTTGTGAGCCATCTACGTATATATCAAATGCGTCATAAACTTTCATGTTTATCTTTTCTTCAACAAAATCAGGGTAAACTTGTAAAAAGCTAACTCCATGCTTCATAGCAAGTATTAGCATTTGTGTAAGTTTTCCTTTCATGTCTTTGTCTTTCCACTCTTTTTCTATCCAAAGACCTGATGCTTTAGCCCAATTCTTTCTTTTTTCTATAAGCTCAGGAGGCATTCCTTTTGCTACATCAGGATATACAACAGGAACTGGGTCTGTACCCATAATAAGATTTGCTATACCTCTTATTTGTCTTGATGCTTTTGGAATTGCTCTAACAGGATCATTAACATTAGAATTATATACATCTAATACTTTACCGGTTGTTCTTGATACGTATCTAAAATGATATCCATCATCAAAGAAATTATTATCGTACCATCTTTGTTCAAACTTTCTTCTTCTTGTTTTTAAAGTTGATAGCATTTCATCTATTTGCATTCCTAATCCATCTTTAGGTGATAATCTTTTATCTAGTGCCATCTAATTGCCTTTCTATCATTTTTTGAAATATGTCTTCATCTATATTTTCTGCAGGTATAAACTCAGGAGGTTGTACTGGTTCAGATTCTTCTTTAATTTGCTCGTTAGCACTATATTCAGTTAAATCTTTGGCTTTTTGTAATTTAACTAATTCTTTTATTTGTTTGTTTAGTTCTTTAACCATGTAAAAATGATATATAAACATTCCTATTAATAATATTGCTAGTGTACTAATTGCTATTATTTCTAACATTTTGATAAACCTCGTAAGGATTTGGTACTTTAAACTCTGTTATGTAATAAAATACTGTATTAGTATTTTTAAGATAACCTGGATCCTTATCTATAATTTTAATATGAATTGGAACATTTTTGTAATCTATTTTTATTTCATTTAGTGTGTCATCTTTAGCTTGAGGTATCCAAGATGAAATCATATTTCTGCCTGACCTTGTATATCTTTGTCTTAATATTTCTATTTCTATTTTGTCAGCAAGTAGAGTAGGGTCATTGTACTTTCTTATTTGGTCTGCAATATCTCCTACTAAACAAAAGTTAATTAGTCCTCTACCTAATATATCTTCAATCCAAAACAGTGCGTCTGTTAGTTCATAATGATTAGGATACTCTACCTTTTTTGTTTCAGGTTTTTTGATTTCTTTTTTAGGTTCAGGTTGTACTTTAATTTCTTCTTTTACGGACTCTTTTTTTATTTCGTTAAAATTAAATAACTGTTCTATTTCTTCTTTTTTAGACTGCGATGATGTCATATTCTTCATCTTTCTGACCTATTAATTTAGATCGTATTGCCATTTGAATACGAGTTGGTTCTTTGGTCGTAAATTTTTTAGTTCCAAACAACTCTTTAACAGCTAGTGCATGTGCGATAACTATATCATCATGCAATCCTGGTGGAGCGTTATATCTTATTTTACCACTACTACTGATGTCGTATGTAAAAGAAGTAAATTCAATAAGTGTTTCTTCTAGATTAAGCATTGCAAGTCTTTCCTGCTCTATCCAAAGTATTAGTTTTTCAATTATTTCTCTTTTTGATTCATTAGTTAGTTTGACCGGTATGACTGCAATACCTTCTTGTAAAAAGTCATCAGCAATTGGATCTCCTACTCCGGTGGCATCTAATACAACAGGACAAGACCTGTAATATTTGTTTATAGCAAATATTCTTTTCTTTTGTGCTACCCAATCTAAATCTTTAAATCTTGCTTGATAAACCTGATGATGTGATTCTGCATCGTATACAACAATTACTGTGTAGTCTTGAACTTTAGCAAGGTCTACGCCCATAATATATCTTTTGTTTGGCATAGGTTTTTCAGGTTGTGCAATCATTACTTCTTTAACATTTCTAAATACTGCACCTTCGTCTTCTAAGAACTGACCAAATATCTCTTGTCTTGCTACTCTTTCTGGCATGTCTGCTACCATTCTATCTATTTCCTGTTTAGATAAGTATGGATTATCGTAAGTAGTAACATGAAATGATTTGTATTCTTTGTTATCAGGATTTAATCCTTTTAGATATAAGTCATAAAATAGTCCTCTGCCTTTAGGATTACCTCCAATAATAGTTTCTGCTTTGTATTCCATAAGCATTGGCTGTATTGCGTTATGCCATAAATATTCATCTCTTAAAATTATTCCTGCCTCGTTTAAAAATGCTAGGTCATATCCAAAACCTTCAATGTTTTGTGGATTATCACTACTTCTAAAGTCAATGTATGAGTCCATAATAATTAAAGTTCTAGCTTGTTTTTTCCACTGCCAAAATATTTGTTTAGGTAATTTTCTAAGTTCCGGAATAATAAATCTTTCTACATACCTATCTATGTTGGCATTAATTGTATCTACCCATAATCCTTTTTTAAAATCACTCCTTAATGCTCTACGTACAAACTCATTAGCCATTCCTTTTGTTAGTCCAAATCTTCTTCCTTTTGCTAATATTTTGTATCTGTGAGGATCCTGGAATATTTCTTTTTGTTTATCAAAGTTTTTAATTTTAAGTTCTATTTGCATATTAGTAGGCAGCCTTGCCAATATTATATACCAACAAGGCTGAGTTGCTCATTTCCATCTTCCTTTTGTTCTCGCTAATCTGGCAAGAACTATTCCGGCTGATCTGTGTCCAACATTTTGCGTTTCTAGAATTACATGCGCTTTTGCGTGGCAGTACAAACACAAAAGTTGTGCATTGTCTTCTGTGTCTGCACCGCCAGCACTTGTCGGTAATATGTGATGAAATTCTAAGAGCCAACCATCTGACCACTTAGCACCACATACTTCGCATTTCCAGTTTCTTTTCTTGCCCCAACACTTACGCAGATGCTTTGGAAAAGTCATCTCCTACTCAAGCATAGAACGGATTACTGTCGCTGGTGATTGTCAAATCTCGCAGATGGTAGTCGCTATGTTCACGAGCTACAATGTGTTGCAAAATCTGGTTCATCAGCAGAATACGATTTGGTGCTTCAATCTCCACAGTTTCGTGGAAAAAGAAGTAACCCCTGTGAAGCCATGTTAACTCAACTTTCCAGATTATCATTTAACCTCCACATCGATAATTGTGTGCTGGATGACCGGTGTGCTGTTTTTGCGCATCTCGTCTTTGAATTTGTGCATCTTTTTAATGCAATCCTCGAACGAAGTGCCATAAAAGCCACGAATCTGTGCTTGATTTTTATTGTCTTTACCTCGCACAACAAACACAACAGATATGAAAAACATGTTTCTCTCCTTTGATTGTTAATGAGCAAATACCTTTACCCCAAAAGGTAAAAGTGTCTGATCATTATTCTTCTATATATACAGTTATGTTATCTTCTACAAACTTTTTAGTATTTTGATGTAATAATATTTTGTTTTGTCTTGAAAAATACCACTCTGCAACTCTTTGCTCTAACTTGTTGTAACCGCCTTCCATTATCGCAACTGCATACCAATCAGCAATCATTTCTATTACATATTTCTCAGGCATTTCAAATGCTTTCATGTTACCTTCATTGTCTATAAATAACCAGTATTGCCAGTGATGTTTGTTTCTGTGTAAATGTTTATGCCATGCATCTTCGATTGGCATTCTTTTATTGCTTGCATAGTACCTAGAATACTTACTAAACTCATCAGGTCTAAACTTTGATAGATCATGAACTATTGCAAGTAGCCATAATTTTCTTTGCATAAGCATCTTAGCTACAAGGTATTTATGTGATAATAAATAACCAAGATATTCTGTATATATTTTAATTTTCACTTTCATCTACAACCTCACCTTCTCGGACGTCTAATAAACTAGTATCTTCTTTAACTTTAATTACTATCTCTCCCCCACCCTTTCCTGAAATCTCTACGCTGTCTTTGAGTAATCCTTTGAGTTTGGCTGCAAGTTCTGTTGCTTTTAATTGTGTCTGGTGATCTTCTGTCTGCCACATCTTACCATTAGCAATAACCGGCTTTTTAGCTTCCATCTTATCTCTAATTTTCTTTGCAATATATTCATTTGTTAGTCCTTGTTGTTCTAGCACTTTAGCAATAGGTTCGCTAAGTTTTGCTAAGTTTTCAGTTCCTATGACTCTAGCAACATTTCTGTTTTTTGCATCGTATGCTCTCATTGCTGCTTCTGTAGCATTTAGTGTAGATATATATTCCTTGATAAAGGATTTTTGTTTAGGAGTCATTTTCTTTTCCATGTTATCTCCTTAATGATATAAATGTTGGTTGCTTCTTATTTATAACTTTAATTAATAAATCTTTAATGTCTTCTTTTTCCTCTGGATAGTATTGTTTTATATTATCGAAAACATTTAAGATATTATTTATATCTGTTGCATCGTGTGAAAATCCATCATGTGCATAGTCATTATCTCTACCTGAACCAACCATAATTACAGGTATATTTTCATGATCAATGTATGTTCTTATTGTTTCTAATGCTCTAATAAAAAATGGAGTTATTGTGTATACAAAAACAATCTTACCGCTCATAGCAAGTCCTACAGCCATGTCTAATGCTGTTTGTTCGCTTGCTCCTATATTAATAAATCTATCTTGAAAATTGGCTGCAATGTTATCAAACATTCCATATCCAAGATCTGCTGTTATTACATATATGTTAGGATTTATTTCCATTTCATCGTATAAATGCCATGCAAAATATCCTCTCATACTATTGTGTGGTTCTGTTTGTTTCATTTAGTAGCTCCATAAAAATTACTACTGGAATTAAATCTCCTGGAATTCCAAGTTTCATTAATTCTACTTTCCTGTCTTTTATCTCTTTTAGTTTTTTCTCTGGTATTTTTTTCATTGTAAATTTGTAAGTTCTAAAGCAAGTTGATACTCTGATTCACTCATAACATGATAATGTGCATCTATTCCGGTTAAAAATGGAAATTCTTTTGTAACATCTGTTTCTACAATATGTATAAAATCATGTTTTTTGTAAGTCATACCTGTTACATCTTTAGAGTAATCTGCAACTTCATTGTATATTTTAAGTCTGTTTTTAAGATGATTAGTTCCTACAAAATTATATCCACTTGTTCCATTTGCGAGTACATATAATTTAATATTAATTATTCCTAACTTTCTGATTATTTCTAATGCTTCCCACATAGAACCTTCTGCCAGTTCTCCATCACTGCTAATAACATGTATTATATTTTCAGGTTCTGCTATTGCCATTCCTATTGCAATACCAAGTCCATGACCTAGTGATCCTGCAGAACAATCTACTGGATGATTTAATGCATCAGGATGTATTCCTCCATTTTTAAGAAGTGTTTCTGCGTTGTAGTTTTCAAAGTCTTCTAAAGCTAAATATAATGCAAGACCACAATGACCTGCTGATAGTATAACTTTATCGTATGTATTTTTTCTGATGTAGATGTCGTAAATTGTATCTATTGCTCCAAGTACACTACCTAAATGTGATAGTTTATGTTTGTAACTTATTTCTAGTATTTTTCTTTTAGCCAAATGGTTTTTCATTTATGTCCTCAAATTTAACACCAAATTGTCCAAGTGTTGTTTCCATAATTGTACTTAAATCACTTTCTTTAATATTTGATTCGTACTTTTGTTGAAAATGTTCTATTGTTTTTTGAAGTCCTGATTCTAAACTATGTTTAGGTTTCCATCCAAATAATCTCATTGTAGTAATATCTGCTTGCCATCTTGGTGATTCATAATCTCTTGGAGTTTTTGTAACTTTAACTTTGGTTTTATATCTCATAATGCTAGAAATTATGTCATAAACTTCTCTGTTACTTCTTTGCCTTCCTGTTCCAATGTTAACTGAATCTCCTCTGACTTTATCTATATTTTTAATAAGTACATCTATAGCTGTAAAAAAGTCTTGTATGTATATCCAATCGTGCATAGGTGGTTCTATTAAGTCCACATGTTCGTTTTTAACAAGTTTTCTAATGATAGTAGGTATCAGTCGGTTTTCTTTCTCAAACTCGCCATAGACTGAAAATGGGCGTACAGTAACTATATTTTTATTATGTCCTAATGCAAATGCTCTTGCTAAATATTCTGCACCTACTTTTGTGCATGAATAAAAATTATCAGCTTCTAATGTATCGTTTTCTCTCATAACTGATGTTTTCTTACCGTATACGCTAGATGTAGATACATTTATAAATGCTTGGTAGTCTATTTCTAAACTTGCTCTAAGCAGTGCATAAGTTCCAATTAGATTAGTAATTATTGTTTGGTCAAATTCTTTTTGATCATGATGGTTTCCGTATGCTGCTAAGTGATAGATATAATTTGGATTTACGTCAGTAATAAATTTATTAAGTTCAACAGGGTTATTAAGTAATTCTCTTGGAACTCCTACTGACATAATGTCTTTTTTCTTTAGGTGATTAACTAAGTTTTTACCCATAAAACCATTAATCCCTGTAATTAATGCTATCTTGGCGTGCATTTATTCCTCCCATTCATGACCGCAGCTAGGACATGATAATTTCTTAATTTTCTTTTCTTTTGTTTCTTCTTTTAATTCTTCAGAAACATCTTTTACTAAATCTGAAATAGGTTGAGGTTCTCCCATTGTTACTAAATAGTTTTCAATTGGTAGTGCTGATTTGTAAAAAAGTTCTGCTAATTTGTCAGGGTCATTTGCTCCGTATGCTGAGTTATCTACTGTTGAGTAGTGTAGCATTGCGTCTTCCCTACTCTGAAATTTCTTTTTGTCTTCTATAGCGTTAACATAAGCTGTTGTTAGCTCGCCATCATCTCTAAGTGATATTACTGTTACCCAAACTTTTTCTTTTCCATTTTTTTTGTAAGCTCTAAGTCTCATGTTTCCGCCTAGAACTGTTCCATCATCTAATACTATTAATGGTTTAATTTCTTCGTTTTCTAGGTCTAATACAAGTTGTTCAAAGTCATCTTCTTTTATATATCTTGGATTATCTACCCAAGGTTTTAAATCTGATACTAGTGCTTTAACTTTGTTGTCTTCTAAAAATATTTTAATCATTTAAACTGTTTATCCTTTCGTTTAGTCCAAAAGTAAATGTTGCTTTGCTCATCTCAGTTTCTAAAAGTTCTCTAATTTGTTTGTAGTGATCTGCTTCAGGATTAAGTGATGTTTCTTCTTCATCTTCTTGCCAGTTATCTATTGTAATTGTTCCTGGTTTTCTTATTGTAATTTTATTTTTTAGTTTATCTTCTTCCTTTTTAAGAAGATCAATAATGGTGATTATGTGCCTTTGATTTAAAGTAATCATAGTTCTCCTAATTTTAAATTTAATATCATTTTTTCGAGATCAGGACTAATACTAGCATTTTCTCCAGCACATTCTTGATAAAGTCTCTTGTATGTTCCTGCAATGTATCTTATATCTGCATAATTACCTACTGCAGGAGTGCCTAGCATACTTAGTTTATGAGCATCGTATCCATCTTGATAAGCCTGCTTAGTTACTAATTCATATCCTGCAAAAAGCATTATTATTGTTAATGTTAAGGCAATAAGTTTATAAATCATCATTTATTTTTTGTTGTAATAATTTAATAAATTTATTATATTCCTCTTCTGTGTCAAAGTATTTTTTAGATTTTTTAATTGCTACAACTGATGTTAAAAACATCTCGTAAAGCCATGCAATAGATCTTGATGCTGTCGGTTCATAGTGTTTACAATCTTTTCTAAAACAAACAAGTGTTTCTCCTACAGTTAAATATACATCTTTGTCTTTGTTAAAGCTTTTTCTCATATCTCCTGTTTACTAATTTTCTATATTTATCGCTTCGCTCTTCTTCTAGTTTAGCAAGTTCAGCTTCGTAAGTTTTAGCTCTGTCACTTTGGTGTGATATTTTGAGAGTCTTTAGATAATTTTCTATGCCTATAATAAAAAAAGATTGATTAGGGTGCTTTTCATTGTATATCAATGTTTCGTTTTGCTCATTAATAGTTTTAGTAACTACGGTTGCAAGTTTTTGTCTAAATCGTTTTGTGTTAACAAATTCGGGCATACAAAGATTATACTTTACCTTTAAATATTTTCAATAATTATTTTTTCATTGTTTTCATTTAAGTAAAATCTATTTTCTATTTTTTTTGATCTTTCATCATAAGTTATGTATTTTACATCTCTTTTATCTATGGTTTTGTAAACAAGATCTTGCTCTGTAAATCTTTTAACTATTTTTTTTGCACCTCTAATAAATGCAGTATTAATTACAAAATCGTTAAATTTAATAAATCTAGTATTCTTGGATTCTGCCTGCATGATTTCATTAAGTTGTGCAGTAGTCATTCTGTGTATTCCTATGTCTCCGCAGTCTACTTCCCAGTATTCCACTATAACTTTATTCTTCGATAACATATACTCCTCCTCTATTATTTGTTAATTTTTTACTTTTAAAAATATAATTTGCTTTCTCTCTTTTTACCCAGTTAGATAAAAATGCTTTATAGTTCTTCTGTCTTTTGCCTTTTGCATCTAACCAATTAAGAGCTGAGTCCCAACAATCTTCTACAAATTTGTGCGGTACTTGGTAATTTGATGCTATTTCTTTAAAGACATCTTCTGTAATTTCTGTTCTTTTAGTAAATTTTCTTTTAATGAGTGAGTTATCAACAACTTCAAGTTGTTGTACCTCTCTCTCTCTAACCTTACCTAACCTATCCTTACCTATCCTAACCTGTGTATCCAAGTTGTATCCATTATGTATACATTCTGTATCCATGATATAGAAATTGTTGTCATCAATGGATAATTGTTCAGATTCTTCAACATAAATAGATGCTTTAAATCTATCTTTTTGTATATAATTATTTTCTTTCCAGTGTGTAATTACAATTACACCAGTTTCGAATGCTATTACAAAATTATTTTGTATGAGTGGTTTTAAATCTTCTATTTTAAGACCTACCATTCTTGCAACTTTTTTAGGACTTACAAATCCTTCATCATCTGCTTCTAATCCTAAATGAAAATAGAGTAATTGTGAGGTGAGGGGTAGATCAAGAAATTTATCAGACTGAGCTATACTTTTAGAAAACATTCTACGGTTTGCCATAGCATCCTTTCTTAATATTAGAAGTCCTCTAGCAGAGCAGGGTTTAGGAACATAACAACTCGTACTAGAGGGCTACTAATATCAAAATATAATTTGATAAGTTATGTTCCTTAGGAACAATATAAACATATTAAAATGTAAATTCAATATGCTGTTATATGACAAAAATGTCTTGTAAATTTTTTAGTAACTAACTATAATTAATTCATCATACTCCAATGGGCAGGACTATGAAAATTTTTTTATTCACATCTCCCTCTGACACCTCTGAGGGAGATTTTTATATGACAAACATGTCTAGACTTATATCCAAATTTTTATAAAATAAAATTGTGAGTGGGAGGTTATCTAACGACTGACTCCTCCTTAAATTCAATAATGTTACTTGAGCGAAATTGATAATGTAACTTTGCCGGACACAGTTACAGAGGTATGGTGTGCAAATGAATTTCAAGTGTAGTTTGCGAACAACCAGCTCACAACAAAAATCCCTAACTTCGGTTGGGGATTTTATATATCAGTTACTATATGTTATTACTTATCAACCTCTCCCCTACCCCGCTAGTGTGTCTCTCTTTTCGCCTATATACCAGTGTTTTGTACCGGAGAAGAGGGGTGGGGTAGAGTAGGGGAGTCTGGAAACATTTTGTACTCAAAACACTATAGAAGGGATAGGTTCAGAAGTTACTACGCTATAGAATTTAATATTCCAATCCTATCCCAAAAAATATTATATCACTCCCAATGAGGTATTTTTTTTGAG